ATTCCAGTAAGTTTGTACGGTAGAAACATAACATTTAGCAAAGGTTGTATCATTCCAAATTCTCATTTGAATACCCTTTGAACTACCAGCAATGGCTGGAACAATAGTTGGTGTTTCGTTAAATTGTCCTAATCTTACAGATTCTAAGATTGATGTTACATTAAACTTGGCTGTAAACTTAGAATAAATATCGCTTTTAATTTGGTCTTGAGCCAAAGAAATCTTATCTAACACAAAAGAATCTACATCAGCATAATCTTCATTGATTATATCCTCTATAAATTCTCTGCTAATACCAAGTGTGTTTAAATATAAACCATCAGATGGTAATGCACTCTCTCCACAAGAGCCTTTTAATCCTATAAGATTGTCAAAACAAGCCATATTAAAAAAAATAAAGGTAGGGGGTTTTAGCCCCCCACCAATGAATGAAAATTATGAATTTGTAACTTTGATTTTCGCCATGTAGTTTACACCACTCATGAAATCGCCTTGAGCATAAATGTCCAAAGGTAATCCAACAAGTTTTGTAGTTGCTACAAGTGAAACCGAAACTGTACCACAGCTATCAGAAACTGTTAAATCCATAGGGATTCCAGTTCTTGGAGAGCGAATTACAGTTGAAATGTAGTTACCAGCATCACGATAAGGAAGTGGCATACCTTCTTTCCAAGGGCTACGAGTGTAACTTAACAAAGTTAATGAACCAGCTTGAATTGCAACAGCATTAGCTGTTCCAAAAATCGCTTCGATTCTTCTGTCATAAGCTACCGCTTTACCGTATTGGTTGAAGATAGTCGCAACATCAATACCTTGTTGTGTGCAACATCCAGCAGATGAAGTTGCTCTGTAATACTCAGCAAGAGTAGAACCAGCAAAAATCATTGATTCATTGCAATAACCAGTCTTTTGCATTGCAAAGTCAATCTTTGCAGTTGTTTGTGGGTCAATCATAGTTGAACCAGCTTGTAATGTATTTACTACAAACTCATTAGATGCGTTCATAGTTACATTTGAAGCCCATTTACCTATTAAAGAAGCTAAGTCAGCAGTATGCTCAGTAGCTAATTTACGGTCTAAAGCATCAACTAAATCTGCTAATCTACGAACAAAATATGTTTCGTTAGCAATACAAGCTGCTTCTAATTCTTGAGCAGTCATTGAGAAACCAATACCTTGGTTTTCATCTGTATCTAATGTGTAATCTGTAAATCTATCTCCGATGAAGTTAGATACATCACACTTAGGGTTAGCAATGTTAGCTGTAACTGCTGATTCTAATTGGCGAGGAGTGTAAGTTAATCTTACAGTTCTAATCTTTCCTCCGCCTGGGGCTACTTCTTGAGTAAGGCCGATATTGTTTACTGGAGAGTTTACGAATTCAAAGAATGGCATAAACTCATTAACTGGACAAGTCATAAAATAATCTGTCAGTTCTCTTTGGATGGTTGGACACGCTGTTAATTGTCCTAATACATACGACATAATAATTAAATTAAAATAAATGCACTTACATATTTCATATTGCCTTGTAAGTTTTCGGCACTTATTCCTTAATTATTGGATAAGGCATCCACGCACTTGCGATGTGTATATTTTGCCACAAGGGCAACTCAGTTAATACTGAGAAGCCGATGGGTGTATTATTCTTCCTCTTGGCCCTTCTGGAGCATTAACTTCAGCTTGTGTTACCACTCTCTGATTAGTTTGTCTTCCTCCATCTGGATTCATTTGGTAAATCTTATATTCAATAGCTTTATCTCTTAAATAATCTTCTGGAGAGTATTGAACTCCAGCCTTGTTAGGATGGAATAAAGTCTTACCTTCTTTGTCAAAGATACTAAAATTATCATTTTCATCAAAATCAAACTTTACATCTGACATAATCTTTGTCTTGAAGCCTTCTTTACGAAGCTCATCTGCTTCTGGAGCATACTTAACAGAGTTAAATGCTTTCTCTAAATTAGAGTTTAGCTTTTGTTGTTTCTCTTTAATTACTAAACCAGTCTTAAATGATTCAAACTCTTGGTTAGCATTAGTAGCTTGGTTTTTCCAATTAGATGCTTCTTCACGAAGTAACTTTAATTGCTCTTGGTATTTAGTTTCAATTTCACTTGAATCGCCAGTTACCTTTGAACGCATATCGCCAAGCTCTTTTTCAAACTTGCCTTTTGCTTTGTCAGTTACTAAATCAAGTAAATCTTCAACAGATTTATCCTTGAAATCCCCAGCATCAAACTCTAAAGATAGTTTATCCTTAGCTGCTTGTTTAATCTTAGTTTCAATAGTACCTAATCTTTTACCGATTAATGGATTAATGAAATTTGGGTCTTTTGATAGTTCTGATTTGTAAACATCTTTTCTTGCGAATGATGAACCAAATGTTTCTTTTAAACTCTCTAATGATTCGATTGAATCTACATTAATGTCTAAATAATCAGACACAAATTGTTTTAATTCTTCTTCTTTAATTGGCATTTGTTAGTTCTTTAAGTTTATTAATTCCGTAAGTTTTCTTGTATTCAATTCCTTTTGCATCTAAAATAGCCCAATACTCCTCTTTAGTGAGTTCTTCTTCTATTTCAACGATTGGAGAATCATCTACTACTTCTTGTGGTTTTTCTAACTCTAAATTAACTTGAGCTAAAGGTTTTAATGGTTCTTGAGGTTTTATCTCATCTACGACAAGTTTATTTCTCCTCATATAGTCTGGCATTTCTGCGAGTTTTTCTGGGATAAAGACTACTGTTCCCTTCTCATTTAGGCATCTTACTGACATAAATATTTGTTTTTTCTTCAAATATAGGACTATATGTTTGGAAATGTGAATATTTATACCTAATATTGTAGTTTATTACTATATGTTACTATATGGCAAGGGAACGCAAAAATAAAGACTGTATAACAGCAACAATTAAATTCTGTGGAGAAGCAATGGCTATCATTCACGCAAGACAAGCTAAGGCTCTAACTGAAAGTGGAGTTAAGATTAGTATTGAAACAGCAGTTAATAAACTTTTATTAAGCAAATAATGATTGTAAGGAAAAGAGAAATTGAAGTATTGTATCAAACACTTCATAAGTTAAAAGAGTTTTACTCTAAAAAGTACGATGTTAATATAAACAAAGTAAACTTTATTGTGCAAAGTACAGTTATCTTCGTGATGATTGATGGAGTACATAAAGAAGAAATCAGAGAAATTAAAGAACTTAAATCTTTATAAAAAATAGTTAGGTGGCGAAACGGTAAACGCTAAAATCAAAAGCATTAATAGCTATAAGACTTTTGTAATAGGTACTTCAAACGGCTTTCTAGATAAGCCTACCATATAGGTTCAAATCCTATCCTAACTACAATCCTAATATTTCTATCTCTGCTTTTGTAGGGGTAAAGTTACCATTTTCAATGTTCCTTTTAATTACATCTACTGGTGTAGCAGATATAGCATTAGGAAGTATAGAATGGTTACATCTATAACCTCCAGCGTAAACAAATATTGTTTTGCTATCAGTTGCTGGTATTTTACCATCCCATTGCTTTAAATCTCCCCAAGCTTCCACTTCTTTTTTATGGTAGTAATTTCCGTTACGAGTAATGCAGAATTGTCTTGAATCTTCTACAAGGCCACCTCTATAAGCATACCATTCTACATCTAAGTCTTGAGCTATGTTATTAGTATATCCTCTGTCAGCTACTGCGAAGGTATCAAAAGCCATTTGTTTAGCATAACGATACAATCTACCCTCTAACTTGTTTCCGTTGATTGTACCGCCTTGTATGGCTTGGCTGATAGCTTTAACTGTCTTGCCGTAGGCATCTCCAGCAACTACTGCATCGGTTAAGATATTCTTTACTGGATTGTATAGATTAGAAGTTAAATAAGCTTGTCCAGCCATTAATTCAAATGCTTGTTTACGGCTTACCTCTAATGCTTTTAAATTAAAAGAAGATACCTCAAAATCTCCAAATGCTTTCTTAAAGAAGTCATCTGTTATTTTTGCTTGTTCATCAAACTCTTTTAAGAATACTGAAGTAAGCGAAAGGTACTCTGAAGCCTTAAATATCTTTTGAAGGTCATCGTTAATATCTTCTATAATTGATAAGTTAGCTTGAGTTCTTTTTATGTTTCCGTTCTCATCCCTCTTTAGGTTTTCTAAAGAATCCAACATCTCCAACATAATCTCCTTCTGCGTATCTTTTATACCATTGGTGTATGCAGTAGGAATATCATCTAACCTTGATAATTTAAGCTTTATGATTTCTTCTAAAGTCATTATTGAATCATTGAATCAATACCTTGTACTGATACATTATTACTTTCAGTTATTTGAGTAGCTTTTAATTTAGCCATATCAATTATCTTAGTCTTTTGAACCTCGAATGGTTGAGTTAAGAAGTCTGGCTCTAAAGCAATCATTTGGTCAACGAATGACATAAATGAATCGTGTAAGATAACTTCCCATCTTTCTGCAAGACCTTTAGCTTGTCTTAACATAACCTCATCGCCACTTAAAACTAATAACCTATCTGTATTAATCATCAATTCATAAACAGCAGTTGTTTTAGCATCTGTGTAGAATACTGATTTTAAGTATCTAAATATCTCTGCGTGAATCAATACTGCTGGAACTTGGTTCTTAACCATTTCCGAGATAGTCATTAAAATATCTCTTTCAGTTCCAATATCAAAGCTTTGTGGATATGCAATAGAAGGCTTTACATAATCATCCTTGTAACGCATCCAACCAATAGCATTAATGATAAACTCAAATGTTTCAAATGCAGTATGTGCAATAGGCATAATAAATGCAAATGCAGCTTTATTGTCTAATACAGTTCCAGTAGCAGTCATATTCTCATAACCCTTAATATCAGAGCTTGAAGTCTGCAAGTGAAGAATCTTACGAGCCTTCATCTCGGTTTTGTCAATAGATTCCTCTAAGAATTGTAAAGTATGAACTTCTGGAGAAACATATTTTAATGGCTCTTGAGAAGAACGCAATTCACTTTCGTTTTGTCCTCTAACTTCTGGCTTAATTAACATTGTTTCCAATGGGCCTAAACGAGAAACTAAACCAACACCGTGGCAATTAGAACAAGTGTGAGAATGATAATTACCATCTTCATCATTAAATCCTATAATACCATCACTACATCTATTTCCATTTTCTTCAAACTCACAAATATCTCCCAACATAATTGTAGCTGGGAATACGCATTTAGCAATACTTGCTTGTTTGTAAGCACTATTCTGTGCAACTAAATCTAATAAGTCAGTAGCAAATAAGAAAGGAGATTGCCATAATACTTTACCTTCGTAAACTACTGGAATACCTCTTAAACGAGTAGCTGGTACTTTACCCCAACCGTGATTGTAAAATAAAGTAATCTCAAATTGATTATCTACATATTTACCTACTTGTTTACAAAACCAAATATTTTGGTTATCATAAAACTCATAGATTCTACCTTTTTCTCTTTTACTTCCGTAATATTCTACAATAGATTTTTCTTCTGATTCTACAATACAACAATTTGTATCAAATCCAACTACTTGTCTTGATGTAAAATAATATGGTTGTGGTTCAATAAGTTTATTTGAATCTAAAACATATCCACCATTATCATCTTCAAGCATTTCAAGAGAATCTGGTCTAATAGCAATAACACCCATTGCATCTTTTAATTGCAATGCAAACATTACTTGTTTAAAGAATGATTCTAATGAACCATAATCTCTAATGTCATTATCTAAATATTTTTGGAATGTTAATCCAGCTTGTTCGTATTGTGGTGCATCTAAACCAAAGTGAATACTCCAATTTTGGTCGTGTGTAGCACGAAGTACAGTATTTAAGAAATCAACGAATACTGGTTGCGTAACATTTTTATAGTTATCTTGCATCCAACGAGCTGCTTGTTCAGTTTGATTAGG